AAACAGTTAAACCTGACCTATACCAGAAACTAGATACAATGAGTCCAATACAATCCAATTATTGGAAAGATCCTTTTGTAAGAACCTTAAATTACGGATCATAAATGGCTAATAAACACGCAAATTCTGAGATTACACCTGCCAATACTGATGATGCCCTAGAAGGTCCACAAAGGATTAGGGAAATCAAACAAGCATATAATGAACGGCTTTCAAGAGATCATCTTGTAGGTGGTTCTTCTTATACTAGCGGAGATGTACTTGCATCAGGGGCAGATTCATATGATTCAGGTTATCATAGACGTTTAACTATTAAAGAAGAATCTACAGATCAAGGTAGTGCTTCTGACACAAGGTTAAATGCTAGTAGTACAGGTATAAATCATGGGACTACGGCTAAGATGGCTGAAATCTGGGTAGAGAAAAGTAGTACTACTGGCAATGAAACTTCCATTAGATTCCTTGGTACTGAGAGTACTGGCAATGAACGTACTGTAGTATCCGAAGATCAAACACAAACTCTTACTAATAAGACAATGACTGCTCCTATCCTGAATGATGCAACACTTTCAGGAGGTGCTGGTGCTATTGATGGAGTTGCTATTGGACAACGAGCGGCGGCAGCAGGCCCTCCGGCTGTCTTAGCAGGTGCAGCGGCTGGTAAATTTACTACCCTAGAATCTACTGATGATACTGTTATAGGAAATGCTGATACAGACACACTTACTTTAAAAGCGGCAACTAATGGTCTTAGTTCAGATGCTGGCGGTACTACTGGAGCTAATTTATTTTATGCTGGGCTTGCGGGTGAAATTAAAATGTACGCTGGTGCATCTTTACCTGCTGGTTGGCTATGGTGTGATGGAGCTGAATATACAAAAGTAGCTAAAGCTGAGCTTTATGCGGTTATAGGTGATGCATATAATGCACCTGGAAATAGTACAAGTTCTAGTACTTATGCCAATTATATTAGTAATAGTTCTTACTTTAGAGTACCTGATTTACGAGGTCGTACTCCCGTAGGCTCAGGCACAGGTAATGATTCGCATACTGCGGCAGGAGCTTCTGGATTACATCCATCAGATGACCTAACAGCAAGAACCCTTGGAGATTATGGAGCAAATGAAACTCATACGTTAGCGGCAGGTGAGAGTGGTGCAGGACCGCACTATCATGTAACTGAACCAGTAGAACATAACCATGATATAGAAACTGGGGCAGAGGGTTATAAGTACGTGCTTAGGCGTCGAAATGATGGTTTATCAACTGTTGCAACCGTTGACACTACAGTAGGTGAGCCAGATCTTGCTACATCTAAAGCATTAGTTGCAAACTCGGCTACTATAAAAGCAGGTCATAAATTGAATGTTGCAGGTACTACAGAAACTACAGCACAAGGTGCTGATAGTGATGATGTTTTTAGAACTGGTAAGACTAACTTAAATACTGGAGTACCAGCCGCAAGTGCCCATACTCAGATGCAACCATGGCTTGCAATAAACTACATCATTAAATACTAATGCAGACTAGAAACCTTAGTATATCACAAGGGTGGTCTCAAGTAGATTTATCGGAAGGAACTGATGTAAGAGATGCTTTGGGAAGGTATGTAGAAGAGATGGATACTAGGTTTAGGGATCTTGTAAATTGGATAGAATCATTTACAGTACCAGAATATACAACAGTACAAAGGGATGCACTAGACGACCCGCAAAACGGACAAATGATTTATAATAGTACGACTACTAGGTTTGAAATTAGACAAGCAGGTGGTTGGAAGTATTTAACTGTAAGTAGTGTATAATGGCTGAAGAATCACAAACAGAACCAGTAGGAACGCAATACAAGTTCATTGATAGTTTTACCGATGGTATTCGTAAGGATATGCGATCTGATGCATTGCCAGATGGTGGAGCTTTAACTGCTAAGAATGTAACTATTCGAGAAGGTGTAGTTGCAATAGATAAAGGTTATTCTCAATTTATGGATGCTATTGAAGGATCGCCGCAAGCTATTTTTACACTTAATTATGCAAATGGATCTACCGATTTAATTCTTGTTACGACTACTACGGTATTTGAAAGGTTAGCAGGTCAGTGGGTATATTCGATTGAGTCTGATGGTACTAACATACATAGGACTACTTTAACTGCGGCTGTACCTTCTGGTGCTACTCTTATTAATGTAGTAAGTACAACTGGGATGTCAGCAACTGGTAAGATTGGAGTTCGCTACATAGCCTCTACTTCTATTGCTATTACGGCTACAACTAAAGGTACAACTTCAACTTATCGTGTAGCTGGAGAGCAAGTATATAATCCTGGTGATAAAATAGTAGTTACCGGTTATTTACTAGGTACATGGAATGTAGAACAAACAGTTTCAAGTACAACAGTAGCCGCAGATGCTTCATACACAGATATTATAACAACTTTGGATAGTAATGCTTTTGCTAATACTACAGCAACAACACCTAAGATTGAAAGATTTGGAACGGCACAAGAGCATAGGACAACTATTGTTAGCACATCTACTATTGTAGGTGCGGCATTTGTAGCATCAGAAGATGCTCCTAGTTTATTACTAACCGATACTGCACATGGTTTAGTTGACGGTAGAGCCATTACAGTAACAACTGATGGTACATTACCAACTGGATTATTAGCAGGTGTAAATTATTATGTTAGAGATAAGACAGCAGATACCTTTAAAGTTGCACTCACACAAGGCGGAACCGCAATAGCATGGACTAATGCTGGTAGTGGTACACATACATGGGCATCAACACCGTTAGTTACTCTAACTGATGCATTGCCTGATAGAGCGTTAAAACTAGCAAGTGTTATATTACCTATATCTTTAAATGGATCCGATGCTTATATACCAGATTATGTTTCAGTACCTAATTGGAAACTTGCAATAACAGGAGGCACAGATGCTCTAATAGAGGGCACTGCTGTTGTAACAAATAATGTAGATAGGCCATTCTTAGTATGTAAAGGAGCAGGCGGGACAACCGTTAGACTGATTAAACTAGCTCAACTAACAGCATCGCCATTCCTTTCTGGCTCAACTGCTCTTACAGATTTTAGGGCCAAAACTGTAGAGTTATTTAATAATAAGCTAATCTTTGGAAGATGCTACGAAACTGCTACGAATTTTAATTCCAGAGTTAGGATGAGTGCCGCAACACTCTATGAGAATTTTACAGCAGAGGATGGTGGCGAAGTATATGATCTAGGAGAAGGCGATAGCAATATTCAATCTATTAGAGTATTAGGCAAACTACTGATAGTTTATAAACGAGGTATTATTTATCGAGGTGACTATATTGCTAGTGTAAATGCTTCTACAAGGTTTCAATCTACTATTACTAATGAAGGTGCCATAAGTACCCATGCTGTAGTTAAAGTGCCTGGTAAGCATTATGTCGTAGGTTCTAAGAATGTATATGAATATACTGGTGGAATGGTATTAACTAATATTGGGGATCCTATTCGAGAAGATTTATTCTCTCCTGGTAGATTCGCTAATATAACAATGAAAGAATTTATCCATTGTTCGTATGATCCAGAACTGCAAGAATTTTTGCTGTTTTACCCTGAAGGTGCTATTAAAGGAATGCGGAAAGCCTTTAGATTTAATGAGCAGTATAAGTCATGGTCTACCAGAGAATATGCACATTATTTCAATTTTGCTACTAGTTTTAAGTCTAGTGAAACTTTAACTTGGGGTCAGCTAGAACATCCGTGGACTAATTATAATCAGCCATGGACCAGTGCTTTCTTTGTGGTTGAAAAACTGCATAGATTTTATTTAGGGCAAGGTAAGTTAGTCAATGCTACAGGTGAGGTAATAACAGATACATCCTATGTGTATGATGCTAATGCAATGGCAGTAAAAGATGGTGATTACACAATATCATGGCAGTATGATACAAAAGATTTCTACCTTCCTAATAGTTTTATCCGTGTAGATTTCTTGGATTTATATACACAAGGTGATGATGTTACATTATGGTATTCTGAAGATCTTGGTAGTTTATGGACTAGAGTTAGGGCTCTTGAACCTAAGAGTTCGTTAGAACAAGAACGGGTACATTTGAATAAAGCCGCAAAACGCATACGATTTAGGCTTAAAGGTAGTAGTACAAATTTTCAACTCGGGTGGATGGGATTCTCCTACACTCCCGAATTTTCATGGTAATCTTCGACGGTCGAATATATTATGATTGAATTTGAAGGATTCGGATTAGAAAATACCGAACAAAATATAATAAACAAAGAACTTGGCACACAGCCTCATATCCTAAAGCAATTTATGAAAGCCTTAGGGGCTAAGGAAGGAAGTACTTCTACTAAAAGATATGAATGGCAAACTGCTGACCAGAAGGATCTTTGGAAGGATACTTTAGATGACTACAAGAATTTAGACTATAAAGGGCCTGGTGATTATAGTGAGGGCAAAAAAGCCGATGAGCTAGAAGGTTTTAAAGCAACAAGTTTTGAACAACTAAAAAAGCTAAAGGATGAGGGTAGATTATCCTTAGAAGGTTTAAATAAACTTAGAAATTATGGGGCAACTGCCGCAACACAAGTAAATCCTGACATAGAAGCATTACGAGGTCTTGGGGATGAAAGTAATATATCATTTGATAGACGGTTAGCAGAAACCACAAGAAAGGCTCGTGAGAAATTACAACAATCAGATATAGCTTCCAGAAGAGGAGAGGGTGGTACCGGAGGTACTGCATTGACTAGAGCTGTAGGTCAGAACATAGGAGACTACGGTAGAACTGTAGGTGATGCCCATGCTAGGGCTGTTGAGGAAGCTGATTATAGAAATAGGCAATTAGCAATGCAAAGCCGTATGCAAGCC